AACCCAAAGGGCTTAATTTATTATACACTACTTTAAATGGTTTGTAAATACTTTTTCAAAAAAAAATTTAAAAAAAATATATTTACTTTGAATGATAAAAATTATATAATATACAAATAAATAAGGAATTTATAATGGCACGTAGAAATAAAAATCATGCACATTATGTAAATAATAAAGATTTTTCACAGGCAGTAGTTGACTATGTTAAATTAGTTAATGAGGCAAAGAAAAATAGAGCTAATCAATTACCAATTGTACCTGATTATGTTGCTCAATGTTTTATGAGAATCGCAGAGGGTTTATCACACAAAGCAAATTTTGTTGGATACACTTATCGTGAAGAAATGGTTATGGATGGTGTGGAAAATTGTTTAAAGGCTGTGCTTAATTATGATATTGATGCTGCAACAAGAACAGGTAACCCTAATGCATTTGCATATTTCACGCAAATAATATGGTATGCTTTTTTACGAAGAATTGCAAAAGAAAAGAGACAACAAGAACTTAAATTTAAATTTCTTGCTGAATCTGGTATGGATGAATTTATTGCAGATGGACCTAATGGAGGTGGTGAGCAACAATTAAATCACTATGTAAATATTTTAAAATCACGTATAGATAAAGTTAAGGTAAGTGATAAAGCTCTTAAGGAATATATAATAAAAGAAAAGAAAATAAGAAAAAAGAGAACGGTTCATGCCGATTCTGATTTAACTGAGTTTTTATAATGAAAATTGCGATATTAAATGATACGCATTGTGGTGTTCGCAATGCATCAGAAATCTATTTAAATAATGCTGAACAATTTTATACAGATATATTTTTTCCTAAATTGGAAGAAGAAGGTATAAAACATATTTTACATTTAGGTGATTATTACGACCACCGTAAATTTGTTAATTTTAAGGCACTTACACAAAACAGAAAAAGTTTCCTAAACATATTAAGAGAAAAACATATTACAATGGATATCATTCCTGGTAACCATGATGTATATTATAAAAATACGAACGAATTAAATTCACTTAAGGAATGTTTAGGTCACTATATGAACGAAGTCAATATTATAATGGAACCAGAAGTTAAAAGATATGGTTCATTAAATATTGCCTTATTACCATGGATATGTGCAGAAAATTATGAACACTCAATGGAGTTTATAAAAAACTGTAAGGCCAATTGGTTAGGTGGCCATTTGGAATTAAAAGGGTTTGAAATAATGCGTGGCCTTAAGGCCCCCGAAGGTATGGACCCTAAAATATTTAATAAATTTGAGATGGTATTAAGTGGTCATTATCATTGCTCATCACGTAAGGATAATGTTTGGTACCTAGGCTCACAATTGGAATTTACATGGAATGATGCACATGACCCAAAATATTTCCACATAATAGATACAGAAACAAGAGAAATAACAAAGGTACAAAATCCTTATACGTTATATCATAAAATATATTATGATGATAAAAACAAGGATTACCAGAATTTTGATACGTCAGGATTAAAAAGCAAGTTTGTTATGGTCGTTGTTGTAAATAAAACCGATGGATTTATTTTTGATAGATTTATTGACCGAATACAAAATGAACAAGTGTACGAATTAAAAATAGCAGAAAACTTTAATGAATTTATGGGAGAGAATGTTGATGATGAAGGTTTAACAATTGATGATACATTTAAATTAATGGACGACTATATTGATAATGTCAATACCGACCTTGATAAAGATAGAATAAAGACAGAGATGCGGGAACTCATGAACGAAGCACAATCTCTGGAATTTTCGTAAAACATATTTACATTTACAATAAAATTTTATATAATATATTATGATTACATTTCAGAAACTAAAGTTTCGCAATTTTTTATCCACTGGTAATAACTTCACCGAAGTTAATTTACGAAAAAATAAAACCACACTGGTTATAGGGCACAATGGAGCAGGTAAATCAACAATGTTGGATGCTTTATCCTTTGCTCTGTTTGGAAAACCTCACAGAAATATTACAAAGGCTCAAATAATCAATTCAATAAATCAAAAAAATTGTGTTGTTGAAGTTGAATTTTTTATTGGTAAGGCAGAATATAGAGTAATACGAGGTATTAAACCAAATATTTTTGAGATATGGAAAGGCAAAACAATGATTAATCAATCATCACATGCCAAGGATTATCAAAAAATATTGGAACAAAATATTCTAAAATTAAACCACAAATCCTTTCACCAAGTGATTGTTCTGGGTAGTAGTAGCTTTATTCCTTTCATGCAACTACCCAACAATCATCGGAAGGAAGTGATAGAGGATTTATTGGATATAAATGTATTTTCTAAAATGAATATATTATTAAAGGAAAAACAATCAGGATTAAAAAATCAAATATCTGAGGTCAATACAAAAATAGAAATTTTAAAAAATAAAATTGAAACACAGAAAAAATATATTAAAGATGTTCAGATATTAACAGAACAGAACATTGAAAATAAAAAGGCCTCTATTAATAAAAATAGTAAAAAAATAGAGAACCTACAAAAGGACAATTCTGAACTATCACTTATTATTGAAGAAAAATTAAAACCTTTGGAAGATGAATTAAAAACACTTGAAACTAGAAAAGGTACACTATTACAATATACCACACAGTTTCAACAACAAATGAAAACTCTGGCAAAGGATACAAAATTTTATGAGGATAACGATGAATGTCCAACATGTTCACAACCAATATCTGATGAAATAAAATCATTAAAATTGGAAAGTGCAAAGGAAAAGGCAAAGGAATATCAAAGTGCCTTTAATAAGGCTGATGGTGAAACATCAAAACTGAATATTACCATTGATGAGGTAAAAACATCTCTTAATGATATTAGAGCAAAAGAAAGTACAATATTTGTAAATAATCAAACAATTTCAACCTTACAAACACAAAACGATGAATTAAATAATGATATTTCAAACGACGTTGTTGTGGATTTGGAAAATGCAAAAGATGATTTAAATACTTATAACGATGAACAAAATACTATTACAGAGGAAAAACTAAACCTATCTGATAGTTATTCTTATAATCAAATCATTGCAGAGTTACTTAAGGATACTGGTATTAAAACCAAAATTATTAAACAATACCTCCCTGTGATTAATAAATTGGTAAACCAGTATCTACAAGTATTAGATTTTTTTGTATCATTTGACCTTGACGAATCATTTAAGGAAACAATAAGGTCCAGACATAGAGATGATTTCAGTTATGATTCCTTTTCTGAGGGTGAAAAACAAAGGATTGATTTGGCATTATTATTCACATGGCGTCAAATAGCAAAGATGAAAAATTCAGTATCAACCAATTTATTAATACTTGATGAAACATTTGATTCAAGTCTTGATTATGATGGTATTGAAAATTTATTTAAGATTTTATATACGTTACCAGATGATAGTAATATTTTTATTATTTCACACAAAGGTGATATTCTTGATGGTAAATTTGACAGTAAAATGGAATTTTATAAAGACAAAAATTTCAGTAAAATTAAATAATATATTTACAAAATGGTAAAATTAAATTATAATAATAAAATAAAAATAAGGAGTATATTATGGAAATAAATGAGAACACTCTTGAAGTGTTACAAAATTTTGCGACTATAAATCAGAATATTCTTATCCGACCTGGTCAGGATATTCGTACGATTTCAGAGGCACGCAATATTTTAGGTAGAGCAACATTAAATGTAGAATTTCCCAATGAATTTGGCATTTATAACCTAAATGAATTTTTAGGCGCCTTAACAATTGTTGATAAACCTAATTTGGATTTTAAGGAACAATATGTACAAATTGGTGATTCATCAGGTAGGTCAAAAATAAAATATTTCTTTTCCTCGCCTGATACATTAACATTTTCGGAAAAAGATATTACAATGCCAGAGTGTGAGGTTAAATTTACCTTGGATCAATCTACAATTAAAAAACTAAAAAATGCAGCATCCACACTCGGACACAAGGAATTAATTATAACAGGTAATAATAACCTATTAACATTAACAGTAACCGATTCTGGAAACAGTACTGCAAATAGTTATTCAATAGATATTGATGGTGAATACGAATCCGAAATGTTTAAATTTATTTTGGATATTGAAAACCTAAAAATATTACCTGGTGATTATGAGGTAAACATATCATCAAAACTTATTTCACATTTTGTTAATAAAGAAAAAGGTGTCCAATACTGGATTGCCCTTGAAAAAACATCTAATTATGGAGGATAATAATGGCAAAAAAAGAACCTAGTAACAATAATCAAGAACAGTTAACAAACCTTGCAAACAGAGTTTCAAGAAGCTCTATTGCAGTCGTTGATGCAGTCGCACAACGTGGCGGTTTCAAAGGCGAAGAGTTTTCAACAATTGGTGCATTACGTGACCAATGTGTACAAATGATTCAAATAATAGAGTCTATGGAACAAGAACAAGCAATGACTGTTGACGAAGATTAATTTTAAAATGAGAACTATATTATGTCAAGTGAATTTTTATGGGTCGAGAAATATCGGCCAAAGAGGATATCTGATGTTATTCTACCTGATAACCTCAAAAATACTTTTATTAAAATTATTGAAAATAAAGAAATACCTAATATGCTCTTTACCGGTAGTGCTGGCCTCGGTAAAACAACCGTTGCCAGAGCTATCTGTAATGAATTACAATTAGATTATTTAATCATTAATGGGTCTGAAGAAGGTAACATTGATACCTTACGAAATAAAATAAAACAATTTGCATCTACAGTATCACTACAAGGTGGATATAAAGTTGTTATATTGGACGAGGCCGATTACCTTAATGCACAATCAACTCAACCTGCATTAAGGGCCTTTATTGAAGAATTTTCAAACAACTGCAGATTTATTCTTACATGTAATTTTAAGAATAGAATTATTGAACCACTACATTCTCGTTGTAGTGTATACGAATTTAATGCCACT